ATTAGTTGTTGTTCGTACATGTCTCACTCCTACACAGGGGTATGTAGGTTGGTATGTACTACCGCTCTTTTACTCAGTGGGGGCGGTTAATCCACTGAGAGTTTTATGTTTGCTTCTTGCGACCTAGAGAACCAGTAGTAATTCCAGACTGTCCAGCAAATTGTGAACGAGCCTGTGAACGAAGACGCTTGGCTTCACCAGAAGGTGTTCCGAGAACTGCTTCTCTTTCAGCCTGTTGAACAATGTCACTAGGACCACCAAATACAGATGCAGCCTGTCTTAGACCACCCTGCTCAGCAGCAACTTTACCAAATGCTTCACGTGCAGCAGAGCGACCAGCAAGAGATGTGCCAAATCCTGTAGCAACAAGTTCTTCATCTGTCAAAGTAGTACGGTATCCTTGAGATAGACCAGCACCTGCAACTTGAGCAGCAGCAGCCTTCTTCTCAATTTCGTAAGTTCCTTCTTTACCAAGTAACAAACCTTGTGCAAGGTCAGCCTTGTTTAAAGTTGGGAAACGTTCAGCAAGTGCTCGCTTAGTTGGCTCATCTGCAGAATCAATGGCACTGAACGCAGCATTGATACGACCAGCAGCCTCATCGTATGAAACTTCGTTTAAGAAAAACTTTTTAATATCAGTTGAATTAGCAAGGTTTTCCATACCAGCAGATTTAAGAAGTGTCTTGTACTGACTTTCTTGCTTTAAGTAATCTGCAACAGTCATGCCCATTTCTGGGGCTTTTTTCTTTAATTCAGTTACTGCAGAAAAACGGTCCTTGTAGGACTGTGGTGCTTTATCATCTGCGAGGATTAAATCATAGAGTAATGGGTCTCCTGATTTAATTTGACCTGAGTTAACAATGGGAGCAGCAACAGACCATAAGTCTTTAGCCCAAGAATTTTCCGCAAGATTTACGTCAATGCCAGTTATGCTTCCAAAAACTAAAGCAAAAATCTCATTATCGGTAGCCATTAAACACCATATCCTAGAGAACGAGCAAGACCTAATGCAAATGATGATGCTTCTTGTTTAGCCTGACCAGTGCTGCGGTATGCGGCATTATTGTTTTTAATGTTTTGAATAGTCTCAGATGTATTTAATAGTTGACCATCTTTAAATGCGTATCGTTCAATATCAGAAACCTTGACATCTGCTTTATTTAATTCAAGTGTCCTGCTGTAAGCATCAAGTTGTTCGGCAAGTAGGTCTTTAACCGTCACAGTCTCAGTAATGTCATTGGCTAACATCTTATACTTTAATTTAGCCTTTTCAGCAAGAGTCTTTCGGATATCATTATCTTTACTAGTGCCAGTTGTAAGTGCCTTGGCTAACTGTCCTCTTTCTGCAAGAGAAAGATTAACGTCATACATCTTTGCTAGTTCACCCACGGCAGTTAAGTTCTGACCAGCGGCACCAGCAAGTTTTTCATCAGCAAAGTTAATCTTGTTAAACACCCATGTCTCTGCAAATTCTTCAGCATTTACACCATCAGATGTTTGTACGTTGTACCATGTTCCGTTTATCTTCTTCTTCTCATACTTGATTGGTGCTTTTTGTTGAGCAGCAACAAGAGAATCATAAAACTTTGAGAACTCTTTATCATCACTTTTTTTAGATGTGTACTTTAAATACATTGTGTCAAAGGTAGAGCGTGCACTTCTGGCACCAGTTACGTTTAAACTCTTGTTTATTTCTGGACCAGTTCCAGTAGCGGTAGGGTCGTTAATAGCACCAGATGCTTGGAATTGAATCTGAAAGTTTACTTGGTCTTCCCATGTTGCTCCACGGGCATTGGCTGCTTCCATTGCTCTACCCATTGCAGCGTAATCACCTGGCATTCTAATGCCAGTTCCTGCCACATCATTAGCATCATAAAATCCAGCAGCAAATAACTCTGCTTGAACTTTTGCTAATGCAGAACCTTCAGGAATCTTACCAATTACATTCCTAGCCATTACATCTGGATTAGTATAAATTTTTACAGCACGAAAAGGAAGGTTAAGTTTTTTAGATGGTTGTTTAATAAGGATATTAGACTTACCAGTATCAACTGGAACACGTGTAACTCTTGGAGGAAGAGTAACTGTCTTTGTGCCAATTACATAGTTATCTTCGGTGGCATCAGGCATTTTTTCTTTGCCCATTGTTAATCCTCTTCCCTAAGTTCCTGTGCAAGCACACGTATAAACATATTTTTAAAATCATCATTGTTAACACTTAACTGTTCTGAAAGTAAACGCAAGCGGTAACGTGCTTCAGCGTTATCTTTACCAGATAGTGATGGAGTATCACGTTCTGGATAGTACAGTGAAGACTGAGTTAACCATCTATCACGCTCAGCAAAGTACAGGGTTGCAGCCCTACCAGCATCAGTATTGGCAAACTCTGGTTTTTTAATTGCAGATTGAATGCGCATAATCTTTTGTTCACGACCACCAACGGTGATTGTAACTTCTGGTTCATATCCCTGAAGTACATCAGATTTATAGTTCTTCATCTGCTCATCAATCCAGTTGGCATCGTAGCCACCGTATACTGCTTCAACAGCCAACTGACCACGAAGAGCGGATAGAGACAGTCGGTCTCCTTCTTTTAGTACTTCTTCAGGAGTTAACTTGTCACCCTTACCACGGCGTTGCATAGCCTTTCGGTACTCTGAAGAGAAGTCTCCTCCAGTAAAGAAGTAAGGTATTACATCTCCGTATGAATTGAATAGGCTTGGATTGTTTTTACCAAACTGCCAAGCCTCATCGTTAGCAAATATCTGATTCTTGTTATCGCTGAATCCAACTAAAATTGCTCCACGACCCCATACTGCAGTGTACTCAGCCCAAGCGGTTTCAAAGTTTCCATCATGTTGTGCAACAATTTTGTTAAATGAATCAGCCATCTGCCACTGCATGAAGGTATCGCCGTTTTCGTTCTTGGCGTAGTACTCGTACATTGGAGTTCCAGGACTTACGTTCTGAAGGATTCCCTGCATTAAGTAAGAGAAACGTGCACGGCTTAAGCCATAACCTGCAAGGTCAGCCTGTAGTTCTGCACGGTCTTCAGGGGTTAAGGGAGTTCCATCATAAAGAACCTTATACTTAGGGTTAGTTGTTGCTTCCCAAGCCATGATTGGCTTAGCAAGTTTACCGTAAGCGTTGGTGTCTTCAACAAGAGCAGCAGCAATCTTCTGAATCCATGCTGGAAGCACTGCAAGGTACTTTCCTTCACCAGTTCCGTATGGTGCAATCATCTGAGCAATTACATCTGGAACCTTAGTTTGGATTTCATTATCTAAAGCACCGTATGCAATATTCCAAACGGTTCCTACACCTGGAAGAATACCGATGTCGCTGTTAGCAAGTTCAGCACCAGAGAAAGCAAGGTTCAGAGAACTAAGTGGGATAGCAACGTCTGCCGAATTAGGGTCTCCACGAAGTCCAAACAAAGTACGAAGGTATCCACTTAATGGAACAGTAAATACTTTATCTCCGTACTGGTTATCCCAAATGAATCCCTGCATTGGGTCATGTGGTGTACCAGTGAAGTCGTATACTGCAGAAGAACTCTCGCTCTGTAGGTTTTCGTACAATTTTGTTGCTGGGAAAACACGAGTAGCAAAGCGAGTAGGATTTGTTCCTAGTTCTCCCCACTTCTTTACGGTGTTAGCCCATGCAGATACGAATGGAAGCACTAACTGCGCTGCATATGTAAGGTTGTTCTTCTGCGTTGCATCATAAAACAAGTTAGCAATGCGCTTAGAAGCCTTATCACGGGCGTAAGAATCAATATCTTTAACAGTTAGTCTACCTACACCATCCTTTGAAGCCTGAACAATGTCCTGGAATGCAGGGTTTAGTTCAGTCCAAGGCTTGTAGGTAACTTCTCCATCAACACCTTCTATTGCAACTCTAGTTTTTGTGATGTCTTCAGCATCTTTAAGAACTTTTGTTGCTGCTTCACGTGACATGATTGGAGCCATTTCAGCAACGGCTTCCCAGTAAGCAATGCGGTACTCTGGTCCATATACGGCTCTAGTTTCAACACGTGCTGCCTGACGGAAGAATGCATCAGCAAATTTTGCGTACAAGTTAAAGTCTTCTTTACCAAGTTTCTTTATAGCATGTGGTATTTGAAGGTTTGCTGCATTGGTTTTTATTACATCGTCATTTATTAGTTGCTCTTCAAGGAATTTTGAAAGTCTTTTGTGGTTCTTTGTGTAGTCAGTTCCAACTTCAAAAAGAACACGCTCAACAATAGTAGATACTCCATCTACTACCTTTTCTTTTCTTTCAATTATCTTGCCAGTTGCAATAAGTTCACGTAATTGGGTAGCACCTAAAGTTTCATCAGTTATCTCACGGGCATACGAACGACTTGTACTTCCAAATAGCAAAGTACGAATACCATTGTCAGTTGAGAATAAGTTTTTCAACTGTGGAACAGCGTTACCAAGAATATCAATCTGTCGTTTAAACGCACCATCACGAATAGCCTGAATTATTGCCTCTTCGTAGGTCATGCGACCTTCGGTAACTGCTTTAGCCAAGCCACTTGGAAGAGACTTAACATCTTGTACTGCAATTACTCTTTTAATTGGGTCAGCGTGGTGCTGCAGTAAGCGTGTAGCAAGTGAATCTGCATACTCGTCTGCGTTTCTAGCAGAGCCAGTATTAGATATCTCAAGTTTAATAAAATCAAACTCACCACTACGGCGAGCAGCACGAATGTTTTGTCCATCTAGAGACATTCCACGTGAAGACATCGTATTAACAAAGTCATTGTGGAACTCTTGGGTATCATCAGCACCCGCACGCTCAGCACCCATAAATGCTTTACCATTAATGTCAACTGTGAATGGGTCTTTTGCTGCCACTCTTTTTACAATGGCTTTTGCTGACTGTGGGTTAGACATAATTAGTGCTGTAAATTTAATTGGATTGGTGAATAGACCAATACCACCAGCAAGGTACATACGTATTTGCATTTCTGCAATGTTACGTATCTCGTAAGATACACGACCAACAAGAAGTACGCTACGCAAGAAACCATCACTTGCACTACGAGTGAATCTTGTTGCAGCGAATGTTGCTCTCTCTGTTGCACGTGAATCTTTTGCAATTACATTATCTACAGAACGTGTAGCACGTGCCATGATTCCAGTAAGTTCTCTAATTGCATAAACATTTGGAAGTGAAATCTCTGAAGCCAACTGTGTTATTGAACTAGGTAGGTCTGTAAGGTCAACTGTTTTGCCATCAACAACCATTCGGTTTCCAACTTCATCACCGATTAACTGAGATGAATACTTCTTGGCACCACTTGCTGCGCTTTCATAGGCAGTTGTAAACTTTGTTAGTTTTGCTGCAATCTTTGGACTGATGTTTTGTTCTTTAACATACTTTAAAACAGTATTGTCAAGCATGTCAGTAATTACACGCTGACGAGCAACAAAGTCAATTTCATCTATGTTAATGATGTTATCTAAGACTTCATCAATTTTATCAGTGTTGTAACGTGCACCAATCATCCACCTGCGAGTTTGCTCAACAAGTGTTTCTGTGTCATCAAGTTTTATACTTTTTTGACTTGGCATGTATGTACCAAGAAACTTTAGTGCCTGACCATACTTAGTTAGGTTCTGTACTGAAGACTTAGGCTTCATGATAAAGTTTGGATTAGTGTTTACCACATAGCGACCAAGTGCAGTACGTGGCATCAAAGAGTCAACTTCAATACCAATGCGACCAAGTAGAATCTTTTCTACATCATCAACTGTTTTTGCAGCAGCAAGTTCTTTTGCGGTGCCTGTGTCAAACTTGTTTTTTGATAGTCTAATAATTTGCGCTGGAGATTCTAGTTCTGCAATGCGCTCAAATACTACATCAGCATTTTTACCAAAGAACCAGTTAATTGCAACGTCTCTATTTACCTTGTAGCCTTCAGATGTTTCTAAAAGACCAGCACGTTGCTCTGTAATAAAGCGTTGCTTTGCTTCTGGGGTTGCAATCTCTTGTGCTACTCTGTACTTTTCTGCAAGGTTGTCAGTGGCTTGTTGTAAAGCGGACTTCTTTAACTCTAAAGTGTCACGGACTTTCTTGAATCTTGTGATGTAGATTCCATCAAGTGCAGTATTAATTTGCTCATCAACGGATTTAATTTCATCTTTAAGATACTTAACAGAATCAGCCTTAGACATTGGGGTACCAGTTGCAGGGTCAAGAACTACACCAGTAGCCAAAACCTTTTGGTCCTCAACCTTCTGTAGAAGTGAAGCACGAGTGTCATTTAATTGAGTCAAACCAGAACGGCGGATTGCAGCCTGTACTGCAGCAGGTTGTTCTGAAACCGTTCCCTCAGTAATTGCATTATTAAGCGCATTACGTTGTTCGGCAATCTTTGAGTAGACCTCATCAAGTTCTTTAGCGGCAACTTTCTGCTGCTCAAGAGCGTTCATAGCCTCAACGCTAGGAAGATTAGCACGAGCAACTGCAATTTCATCCGCAACACCCGAAATAGCAGATGCTGATTTTGCAGCATCGGTTGCTTCTCTTAAGTTTTCAGTAGCAACTTTTGCTCTACGAACTTCAAATGCTTGACCAATTCTAAAACCTGGGTCAATCTTGAAACCAAGAACTGCATCAATAATTCCACTTAAATTTTTGTAAGCGGTATCTTCTGGGTCAAGAGTTGTGAGACTAGAGACTACACCACGACCAGGAGTATAGAAGTATTCCATGCCAGTCTTTGCAGAACGAATACGTGCAACACGTGAAGCCAACGCTTCTTTAGCAACGTAAGCATCTCCAGTTGGAATGAAACCAGAGCCAACACTTAAACCTTCAACTTGATTTTGATAAAGCAAAGTGTTCTTGTAGATGCGTGTAAAGTCACCAGCATCTTCTCCGCCAACAACAACGTTAGATGGGTCATTAACTGAACCTTCAGTTTTATTTACATAACCATCAATCTGGCGAAATACGTTAGTTGCAGTATCGTATCCAGTAAAAAGTGGGGTTAGGAATGTGCGTGACGTACGCTTAATTGCAGCAAACCAAGCAGCATCTTCTTTGTCTTGTTCTGTTGCTGTCTGGTCGTCTTTGTTTAAACCTTTTAGATACTCATTGTAATCAATATTATTGACTTGAGCATCCTTACCTTCCCATGGCTTGTTTGCCGTGAATGCGGTGTTAGTCTCATTTAAAATTGTCTGCATACGTGATGCTGCATTTACTGCATCTCCACCAGTTCCACTTTTTGCAAGACTTAAGGCAACGTCTGGATTTTGTGGAAACTGTTGTGCATATCTTGACAGGATAATAGGAAGGTCTGTTTGTGAGTAAATACTTTTGTACTCATTAATCAAATCTTCTTGAGAATACTCTTTAGTTAAAAATGGATTGACGGCACTAGGTGCCCAGTCCTCGTAACTAAATAAAGTTCCCTTAGGCTTAAATGGATTATTGCTCTTCTTTTTAGCCACTAGCGACCTTCGTTTTCCAGAGCGTTAAGAAGTACACGCAAGGACTCATTTGGGTATAGCGAATAGGCTGCACGAATTTGTGCTGCAACATCATCTGTTTGCACTGGCATAACAGTTGGGTAATTGCTGCCATCACCAAATGGCATACCTGCAGTAGTCGGTTCACCTGGTCGTTGTGTTGGGTCAAACAATCCACTTATTGGTTGCTGAGTAGGTACTGGTTGACTTGCAGAAACTGTTGGTGCTGGAATGCTAGGTGTTGGGTTTCCCTGCATAGGTGCTGAAGACTGCATATCTGCTAAAGCCTTGCGCTCTCCATAAACTCCATTTGCTGACATTTGTTTCATGCCTTGCGTTGGACCACCATCAGTACGGCGTGAAAGGGCACCTGGACCTGATACTGGAGCAGGGTTGGCTGGTCTACGATATCCACCTTTTGCCATTATTGTCCTCTTTCAACTATCTGGATTTTTCCACCAGTATTAATATCAAACTTCTTAGCAATCTTCATTGCTTCTTGTAGTGTTGCGCCATGCGCAATAGCACCAAGTGCGTAAGCAGCACCAGTGCCTATTCCATAAATACCCGTGTTTGTTTCAAGCACAGCGTAGTTAGATGCGACATGAAATACTCTGTCTTTAAATCCAACCAGGAATACAAAATCTTCATCTTCTTTTAGTGTGATGCCAGCGTCTTCATGTTGCTTGCGCATTTCAGGGATAAACTTAGACACCATGAAGGTGTAAGGTTCGGAATTGTTGTACTTTGGTGGTTCCCAGCCGTATAAGATAACGTCACAGCAACGTGAGTTACCAGCACCAGCCATTACGTACTGACCAACTTCAACAATTTTCTTCATACTTCTATGTTGGTATGGTCGTTCGGTATCAGTTACTTGTGCATCTGCTGCAAAGGTAAAACCTTTGCTGTCTCTGATGGCAATGATTGTAGTCATTATCCACCTAGTCGGGCTAAGATTTCCTGAATGTTTGCTGGAGGGGTTGCTCCAGGCTGGGCTTCTACAGGAGCACCACCCATAGTTGCGGATGCTTGTGCTTCAACTGGAGCCTCCACGCCTGGAGCGGCTTGTGGTGGGATTCCTGTACCTGGCGTACCTGGGATTCCTGGAATCTCTGGTGCCATTGGTTGTTCAGGTGTTGGCTCAGGTTCTGGTGCCTTGAAAGCATCCATTACTGAATCTTCAACACTCTTACCGCTACGGCGGTTGTCAATCGTCTGAGCAATCTTCATAACAATGTCTGAAGGGTCTTGACCCTGTGCAGCCATCTGAGGAATTGCTTGCGATGTTGCGCTAAGTGCTCCCATTAATGCACCACGCATTTTTTCAATGTCAATGCGCTCAATCTCCTTAGATACGTTTACGTTCCAAGGAAGTTCCTGCATTACAAATTCTTGCGAGATTAGGTTTGCTTGCAAAGCCTGAAGGCTAAAGATAAGTGCACGTGATGGGTCAAGTCCTGACATCAGACCGTAGCGTACGTTTACGCTGTAATCATCTTTG